TAGCTCAATAACGCGGGTTGGCACTAGCGAGCCATTCGAACTCCAAGTTTCTCGTGGACAAATCGCTTACCACGAATTTATTCACAAATTTGGGTATAACCCCAGTATTGGAGCCGCAGACGAGACAATTTGGTCGGAAGGGGGCCTTTATGTGTACCCCACTTCAGCCTCTACCATGTATATCTCTAGCAGTTCCGCAGCGGACACAGCGGCTGGAACCGGCGCTAGAACAGCCACGGTTTATGGATTGGACGCTGATTTTGAGCAGATAAGCGTAACAGTCTCGTTAAACGGTCAAACCGGCGTCCAGTTAAACGGTGCTTTGAACTGGTATCGCGTCAATCGCATTGTTGTAAACACCGCAGGTTCTGGTGGAGCTAATGCGGGCGTTTTGTATGTGGGCACGGAGGCAACTCCTTCCGGCGGTGTTCCCACAAATAAATACGCCACCGTTGCTATCGGAGATAACCAGACACTCATGTGTCTTTGGACTGTTCCGGTAGGCTACACGGCCTATCTTCACCAAAAAGATGTTTCAGCTTCTTCTTCTGCGGGCAAATTTGCTATTTTTACGTTGGTCACGCGACCAGATGGTGGGGTCTTCAATGTTAAAGATCGGGTAACTTTAGCCAATAACTCAACCAGCATTCCGTACTGGAACCCGATTGTCCTTACAGAGAAAACAGATATCGAAGTTCGTGCAATAGCTGACTCCGTGGGGGGAACAATTACTGCCTCGGCTACTCTTGACATCACTTATATTAAGAACGGGGATACGCTGTAATGCCTACTACGAAAGACGTTAAGCGTCTCCCCTCTGGAAGGATAAAGTATCGCGATGAGACGTTTGCAGGTTTCAACAAACCCAAGCGTACTCCCGGTAAAAGCAAGAAAAGCGCGGTCCTTGCTAAGAAGGGCTCCGAGATTAAGCTGGTTCGATTCGGCGACCCCAAAATGTCGATCAAAAAAGATCAGCCGGGACGTCGAAAAAACTTTCGTGCTCGTCATTCTTGCGATACCGCCAAGGACAAGTTTAGCGCCCGTTATTGGTCCTGTAAGGCTTGGTGAGGTCGAGATGCGCGTTGAAGAAGTTCTCAGCAAGCTTGAAAAGCATGAAGCGGAATGTAACCTTCGGTACACTCGTATTGAGGAACGCTTAGACGATCACAAAAACAACCTGAAAAGCTTAGATATCAAACTTTGGGGGTTGGCCGTATTGATCGTTGTTTCCCCCTTGGTTCATAAATTGTGGGGCTAGGATGGGATCCCGCGTAAAAACCGGTCCTAAGTCATCTCCTTGCGGTGTTACTTATTATCGTAAAGGTGGGGCTGTTAGGAAAAAGTCAAAGGGCAGCAAAATATGCCCCGAAGGCAAGGCTTGGGCTGAAAGGACTTTTGACACATACCCAAGCGCCTATGCTAACCTTGCCGCATCTAAATACTGTAAGGACCCTAACTACGCCAAATCATCTAAGGGCGGCAAAAGGAAGGGTCGATAATGTCTTTAAAGGAATGGCTAGATGAAGATTGGGTCAGAATTGATAGCCGCGGTAACATCGCAGGTCCGTGCGGCACTTCTAAAAATAAAAAGCGCCCTGACCGTTGCCTACCAAGGAATAAGGCAGAAAGTCTCAGCGTTTCTGAAAGAGCTGCGACTGCGGCTAAAAAGAAGCGCGGCGGCGCTTCTGGGAAAAAGGTAGTACCTAATACCTCCAAAGCAAAAGTGCGCAGGATGGCCGATGGTGGGGTCGTGGCTCGTGGCTGCGGCGCGATCATGTCAAACCGGCGCAAACGCACGAAAGGCGCCGTAACTAAGCTATGAGGCTTGAGTTTTTCGGGGACCCGGTCGAGAGGAAGATCGCGGAAGAGATAATTGCGTGGTCCCGGGAGGTCCTTGAGGTCCCCAGCCCGCATTTTTCCGGGATGTCCCCATGTCCTTATGCCCGCCAAGCATGGCTAGACGACCGGGTAATCATACTTTTTAAGGCAGGTAGCGATATGCAGACGCTGTACTCGACAATATCGCAGTTTGAGGACACCGTTGATGTTGTGATTATTGTAGACACGCATCCGGAGCCGGATCCGGAAGGGTTTCACGACTACCTAGACGGCCTGAACGACGCCATATCGGATGGTTTTTTCATAGACCGCGACATATGGCTTATGGGTTTTCACCCGGACGACGATCCCAGCGATTTCGTGGAAGACGTTAACTTCGAGCCTGTGTCAGATGTTCGGTATTCCATGATTTTTGTCCAGAGACTGTCCAAACTGCAAGAATCCGCGGACAAGTTGCGCAAAAAAGGCTATTATGATAGCTATGGGGAGGAGTACAATGCCCAAGATATCTATCTTAGGCGTCAACTTTTTTACAACAGGCTGAAGGGTACCTGACATGGCTATGAAACCTCGTAAGATGCGCGGCGGCGGTATGGTTAAGAAGATGCGCGGCGGCGGCATGGTTAAAAAACCTGAAATGATGAAGAAAGGCGGCGTTAGCGTTGCTGACATCCGTCGCATGGCCAAAGATAAAGGCTATAAGCTGGTCAAGGAGTAATAAATGGCCTCGTCCGGTAGCAAAAATTTTGAGCTGGACGTCTCCGAGTACATCGAGGAGGCCTTCGAGCGGTGCGGTCTTGAAGTCCGGACGGGGTATGATCTCAAGACCGCGAAGAGGTCGCTTAATCTACTTCTCGCCGATTGGGCCAATCGCGGCTTGAATCAGTGGACCATTAAACAGCGCTCGGTAACTATGGTTACCGGGGACGGCGAGTATGATCTATCGACAGACGTAATTGATGTTCTGTCGGTAATTGTCAGGCGCGATGGCACGGACTATTCCCTAGATCGACTGAGCCGTTCGGACTACTTGGATATCCCGAATAAGACAACGCAGGGGCGGCCTAATCAGTTCTTTCTTGATAGGCAAATAACCCCGAATCTGAAACTGTGGCCGGTTCCCGATAACAGCACTGATGTTGTGTATTACGATGCACTGACACGTATGGACGACGCTGACAATTATGTAAACACCATGGATATGCCGTTCCGGTTTTATCCGTGCTTGGCCGCGGGTTTGTCCTACTATCTATCGCTCAAGAGAGCCCCCAACCGTGTTCAGCTTCTCAAAGCCGTATACGAAGAGGAGTTCCAGCGCGCGGCGGACGAAGATCGGGATAGGGCTTCTTTCAATGTCGCACCGAAATATGATTATTACGGGACGCGATGATGGCTAAGTTCGCTTCAGGCAAAGAATCATGGGCGATATGCGACCGGTCTGGCTTGCGGTATCCGTACCGGGTCATGAAGAAAGAGTGGAATGGCCTGCTGGTCGGGCCCGATCAGTATGAGCCGAAACATCCTCAGTTAGGTCCTTTTCGGAAGGTTTCCGACCCTGAAGCGCTAAGAAACGCTCGCCCTGACATTGTCGAGCCCATGGACGTATTTGTAGGGGTCCCGTTGGTAGAGGGCCCTAATTTACGGCCCTGTTCTGGTTTCGGCCAAGTCGGGCAAGTAACGGTGAGCACGCCATGAGCTTTACATATGACCAGCTAAAAGCCGCGATACAAGACTACACGGAGAACACGGAAACGTCTTTCGTAAACAATCTTCCCGTGTTTATTCGGCTCGCGGAAGAGCGCATCCTGAAGAATGTCCAACTTAGTCTTTTTCGGAAGAACGTCAGCGGAAATATGACCGCTTCTAATAAGTATCTGGCGGCTCCGACTGATTTCCTCGCGCCTTTTTCTCTTTCGTTTGTAGATTCGGAAGGCGATCACGTTTTTTTGGACTTCAAGGACGTGGATTTCATCCAGTCGTTCAACCCGGATGCGGCAACGACGGGAAACCCTCGGTATTACGCCGTTTTTGACATAGATTTTTTCATCCTCGGGCCGACGCCGGACGGCGCCTACACGACCGAACTGCACTATTTCTACCGTCCAGCCAGCCTCACCGCCGGTTCTGGTAGCGGAACGACATGGCTCAGTGAAAATGCCGAACTCACCCTCCTTTATGGCAGTCTTATCGAGGCTTACATTTATATGAAGGGGGAGCCGGATGTCATGGCTCAGTACGAAAAACGTTTTGTCGAAGCCATCTCGGCGCTCAAGATGTTCGGAGAAGCCAAAGAAGTAACTGACCAGTATCGCACTGGCATGGTTATAAGGCAGCAGCAATGAAGGTGAATCCCATAGATATGTCCTTCGGGGCAGATTTCGGCGTTGAGGTTCGGACAACGACTAACCGCGGGTTTACCCCGGAGGAAATTGCGCAGCGGTGTGCCGACAAGATACTTGTTGTATCCGACACTGCTGACCCAGCGATACGAGATCAGGCGTATGCTTTCCGCAACAAACTTGTTAGACTGTTAGAGTTTTATATGCGTGATGCGATCCGGAGCGACCGGACCACGGTGTTCAATGCCCTGAATGACGCAGGGCACCCCGAACTGGCCGATTTAATCAGGAGGTTATGACATGGCGTTCAGCGGAAATTACATGTGCACCTCGTTCAAGAAAGAACTCTTGTTCGGGGCGCACGACTTTGCGAATGGTGCAGATACGATGAAGATGGCTTTGTATACGTCGTCCGCGACGCTGGATGCGTCCACGACGGCATATACCGCCAGTAATGAGGTTAGCGGCACCGGTTACTCTGCGACTGGTCAGGATCTGACTAATGTTGACCCGACGAGCAGCGGTACTACCGCTTTTACCGACTTCGCGGACGAAACTTGGTCTACCGCGACTATCACGGCGCGCGGCGCATTGATCTACAATTCGACGCCGAATACGACGTCCATTGCTCTGACCAACCCGTCTGTTGTTGTCCTTGACTTCGGCAGCGACAAGACGTCTACCGCTGGCGATTTCACGGTAATCTTCCCCTCCGCAGACGCAAGCAACGCGATCATCCGGATTGCGTAAATGACCGACGCGGTCGTCGCATTTCAAGGTTGGAACTCTTCCACCGTTGGATGGGGCGACGGTACATGGGGTGGGGACATTGCGCTTCCCGGGGCCGCAGGGAACGTTGGCGAAGCTACTGTAAATGCTGATGCCAGTGTTCCGGTTACTGGTTTAGTAGCAACAGGTAATGTTGGTTCCGTAACGGTAGTTGCGGAAGCTAATATTTATGTTACAGGCCTTTCAACAACAGGTACCGTTGGCTCTGTCACGGTCACAGGCACAGCAAATGTGCTTGTCACTGGTGTCGAGGCTACCGGGGTCACCGGTACAGTCTCCGTTGCGGCTGATGCTAATGTTCCGGTCACCGGCCTAGGGGCGTTCGGGAATGTTGGCTCCGTAACAGTAACAGCCGACGCCAATGTTTACCCCTCCGGTATCTCTGCAACGGCCAATGTCGGGACGGTCACCGTCGATGCCGGAGCACTTATAGAAGTTTCCGGGGTAGAGGCGACGAGCGCGGTCGGTGTCGTCAGTACGATTTCTGACGCAAAAGTATATCCCATCGGCGTTTCTGCGTCTGGCTACGCGGGCAATGTTTTGGTTTGGTCAAATATTGTCCCCGATCAAAATCCGGGGTATAGTGGAATAACCCCGAGCCAAGCTCCGGGTTACGTCGCCATTGGACCGGCGCAAAGCCCGGGGTATAGTCAGATAAACCCGGCTCAAAGTCCGACATTTAGTGAGATCGAGCCGAATCAAAACCCCTCGTGGGAACGGATAGCAGCATAGGGTTAAAATATGCCTAGCACATATACTCTCAATAACGGTATTACCCTCATTGCCACGGGCGAGCAGTCCGGCACATGGGGCGCGACAACCAACGTCAATCTGGAGTTGGTCGATACCGCCCTTGACGGCCAAGTAACGGTTACCTTGGCCTCTGCGGGGAGCTCGGGGTCCCCCAATGCGCTTCCGATTAGCGACGGTGCCGCGTCAAACGGCCGGAACCGTATGGTCATCTTTGATGACGGCGGCGATCTCGGGGCGACGGCGTATGTGCAGCTCACTCCGAATGACTCCGAAAAGATTATTTATGTTCGTAACGCCCTCTCCGGAAGTCGGTCCATTCTGTTGTTCCAAGGGACGTATAACGCCTCTAACGACTATGAGGTACCCGCCGGAACGACGGCTGTCGTGTATTTCAATGGCGGCGGCACGGGCGCCGTTGCGGCTAACGTTTTCAATAACGCTTATTTCGACGGCCTTCGTCTCGGCTCGGTTTCGGTTACCGCGATTCTTGATGAAGACGATATGTCCTCAGACAGCGCGACCGCTTTGGCCACGCAGCAGTCGATTAAGGCTTATGTTGATAGTCAGGTTGGTACGGTCGACACTCTTGCGGAAATTCTTGCCAACGGTAATACGACCGGCGGGACAGACATTGTGGTGTCGTCCGGCGACGTAATCACCACGAATACCATCAATGAAACGACCGCCGCGTCAGGTGTGACGATTGACTCCCTTCTTGTCAAGGACGGCGGTATTACTGCTGCTGGCACGAGCACCTTTGCAGGTCAAACTATCACCAACCTTGGGGCTGTTACCACCGCCGACATCAACGGCGGCACCATCGACGGCACGGTGATCGGCGGCTCTAGCGCGGCTGCTGCGACTGTCACGACGCTGACGGCTAGTGGCCTTGCTTCGGTTGGCGACTTAACTTTAACGGCGGGCAATCCTGAAATATTGACCGGCGACAATAGCACCTTTCTCTATATCAGCGGGTCCACCACAAAAGACTTGGGCGGCAATATCATTCTGGTTCCAGATAGCCATCCATCGGTTCCGAACGATATTATTTTTAGGTCTGATACAACTAACGTCATGCGGTGGGATAATAGCGCGTCCACGTTTGATCTTTTGGGCAACGCTTTAAGTGCTGGCGATGGCACATTTGACGCACTGAAGGTAACGACAACTTTTGGTACAATCACAGGGGCAAGCACGGGGTATATAGACAACGCTTCTGGAAATATGCGAGTCGTTTCTTTAGGCCCAAATACCTCCACCAATGGAACGATCACATTTTCATCCCGACGCTCTGATGCTTCAAATGCAACTGATCTTTTGTCGATTGGCGGTAGCACAGGCAACGCCACCTTCACAGGTGATGTGAATATCTTTGGTGCTGGCGGCGGGTTCTCAACGTCCTCCTCTGGTCTTTACATTGACAGTGCAGATCAAGGCGAAATTGTTGTTGATAACGCTGGCGGTGCAAACGCCTATAGCCGTATCAACTTCGCTGAGGCTGGGACAAAGAAATGGCGCGTCGAATATGACGGCGTAAGCAATCACCTTGAGTTTACCGAAAACGGTGTTGCTGCACATTTGACCATCGCAGATACCACAGGCAACGCCACCTTCGCTGGCACAGCCGTAATCAACAGCGGCGCAAGTGGTGCGTCGGCTGCGGGTGATGGCGATGATCTTGTTGTTGAAATGTCTGGCGCGGGCGGTATGTCGTTGCTCGGTGTTGACGCTTCAAATATTGATCTTCGATTTGGCACGCCTTCCGATGTTATTGGGATGCTTGCTCGGTGGAACTACAACGCCTCAACTGGCTATTTTGGAACGTCCAAGTCCGGCGCTTCGACGGTTATTTGGGGCGATAATCAAACACCTAACCTCACCCTCTCCGGTGCCGCTGGTTCCGAAACGGCCACCTTCGCTGGTAACGCTGCCATTGGCGGTGCAACCCTCAAATCGTGGGGAGCGGGCTTCGACGCCTTCCAACTGGAAAACGGCGGTTTGTTCACGGCGGCGGGAGGCACTGGCCTTTACGTCAACGAGAACAGCTATTTCGACGGCACGAACTACAAGTATTCCACCACGGCGGGCGCAAGTCAGGTCTATCAGAGCGGCGGGACTATTCGCCTTAATGTTGCGGCAAGTGGCACGGCTGGAACGAACGTCACGTTTACGAATGCGCTAGAGATTGGAAGCACGGGCAACGCCTCGTTTGCTGGCACACTCGACGTGGCGGGTGAAACGGATTTCAGTGAGCGTGTTACGATTGACCACAACGACAAGGGTTGGACGCGCAACGGGAACGCCGATGACCTTGTGGTCATGAACAGTGGTGCCGTTGGGATTAACATTCTTGGTGATGCCGCAACGGGGCAGGGGCGTCTTCTGTTTGGAACGGAAGTCGATAGTTCCCGTGGTGGTTTGCTGTACGAGATGGCGACGGATACGTTTTCGCTATCAACGGCTGATGTAACCGCCCTCACCTTAGACAGCAGCCAGAACGCCACCTTCGCTGGTGAATATGTCCTAATTGAGCAAGGTGCGGGTACGCTCCCGTCCAGTACAAACAACGGACTTATCGTACAGCATAACGCTAATATTGCGGATAATGCTGTAATCTCACTGATTAGCGGTACATCTGGTGACAGTCGTGTTGAGTTTGGCGATGCGAATGATCGTGATGTAGGAATTATTCGCTACACCCATAGCGACAACACCATGCGTTTTGGAGTAAACGCAACAGCCGACGTTTTAACCGTGGGGCCAACCATTGTTGACATCACGGCGCAGCTTCAACTTGAGGATAGTCAGTACCCGGAAATCCTAATTACAGCGAACCAAGCTAGCGCTCGGACTTCTTACTTGTCGGGAGTATCTTACGGCTTTATCGGCATGACCGGGACAACTGGAGGTTCTTATCCGTTTGACGCAGCGGGGAATTTAATTCTGCAAAGCCGCGCCAACGTTGACCGCGACATCGTGTTTGTCACTGGTGCCACTCCGTCTGAGAAATTAACTATCGACGGCGCTACTGGCGCAGCCACCTTCGCGGGTGATGTTGTCTTTAGCACGTCTAGTGCTGGCCTTCGCACGGACACTTCTGATGGTTCAGACAACAAGTACCTCACGCTTTCTGGTGGTGGTGGTAGCGCGATCAGTCGGGGTGCGCTGATCGAACTTTACGGTAATGAGAATGGAAGCCTTGGTGCACTTACTCTAGCTGCTGGGCAAGTTTCAGGTTCCAAGATTAATTTCTATGCTGGAACCTCTGGTTCTATTGGTATGGCCTTTGACGCTGACGGTCTCAAATTCAACGGCGATACCGCAGCGGCTAACGCGCTGGATGATTATGAGGAGGGGACGTTTACTCCAGTATTTGCAGACGCCATTACAGGTGGAAATACCGCCGCCGGCGGCACTTTTGACGGCTCGTACACAAAAGTAGGCCGATTAGTATATGTCACAATCCGATGTCAGGACATCGACACAACGGGAATGACGGGCGGAAACATTTTTTATATCAGGAACCTGCCTTTTGTGGCGGGTACTGCTGGCGCTAACTATCGCAGCGCAGCCCCTGTTCTTGATGCAGTTTCTTTTAGTGGGTATGTCGTTGCTAGTGTATTTGGCTCCACATCAGCCTTAGATTTACGTAAAATTGTAAGTGGTGTTGGAGACACATCCCTCACGGTGTCAGACGTAACTTCTGGGAGTGGGGACATTTACTTAAGCATTATTTATGAAGCTGCGGCTTAATTAACCCTAACCCATGAAAGGTTCGATAACATGGCACTAACAGAAGAAAACACCGTGGATAAGATTGAGGTCGTTGAAAACGGCACCGTTCAAGTCCGCACAGCAACCGTCATCAAGCGTGACGACGAAGAAATTAACCGCTCATTCCACCGTCATGTGGTTGCACCGGGCGACAGCTACAGCAACGAGGACGCCAAAGTTCAGGCCGTCTGCGCTGCTGTTCACACCGCCGAAGTGATCTCGGCATACGAGGCAGCTCAAGATGTCTGAGAACGTATCGCTTGAGCAAGCAACCCTTCACTTTTTGAACAAGGCACAAATCAATGCGTCTGAAGCTGATCTGTTTATCGCTGTTCGCAATCATTTCGCTGGCGTCGTGCAGTCCCAACAAGCCGCCAATGCAGAGCAACCAGAAAACGACGACGCCGATGGGCCACCTGACGCTGTGCAAGAATAACCCGGAGTCGATCTGGTGCAAGAAGTAGCAGAGCAAATCCACAGCAAGGTCTATGCGCTTTTTAGCTATAGAGATGACAAGTCATCTTATGACGTAGTTGAAGATTGGCGCAGCCATGTTGACGCGGTCGAGCGCGGTGAGGAATTTACGGACGACTGCGATGCCTTTGCCGTCACCTGTAGCGAGTTGCTGGCGAAGGCGGGCGTCCCTTTGGACAAGATCAGCCTGATCCTTTGTCGCACCGAGAAAGGCGGAATGCACTTGGTCTGCGGCCTCGACACGGAAGACACCACGCTCATTCTCGACAATAGGCAGCGCAGGGTGTGGGACTACGGGCAGCTAGACTACACATGGATCAAGCGCGTCACGGCTGACGATCCGCGGCGTTGGAAGGAGATAGTATAATGGCGCTAACAAATGAAACTGCGATCCGCGCTGACGGAGATGCGATCTACGCAACGGCTGATGTGACGGCTT